TGTTGGTCGCACGCCGCGACGCCGACGGCAAGATACTGCGCGGCACGTCCAACACGAACGCTCGCGGTAGTGCCGCCAGTCGCCGGATCAGAAAGCAGTGGATGCTCTCCTGGTTCGGCGACGGCGAGACCTGCCCCTGCTACTCATGCGCGACCGAGCTCGTCTACGAGACCCTCCAGCCCGACCGGATCATCCCCGGCGTGCTGGGCGGCACCTATGCACGGGGGAATATTCGCCCCTGCTGCTCGCCATGCAATATCCGCAGCGGCAACGCCGTGCGGATGGCGATCAGGGCAGGCGTGCCCACAGAAGAAATCATCCGGCAGTGCCGCCTCGGCCTGCTCTGAACGAAAGGACCGTCATGACGAAGACCCAGATGGCGCTCGCGATCATCGGCATCATCGTGCTGATCGCAGGCGTCGCCACCCTCCGCCTGGCCCTCGCCGGCGGAGACATCGGATGCGCAATCGTGCCCGATCCCGCGACCTGTGCAGCAGTGGAGGAGCTCTCGTGAAGGCGCCGCTGATCCTGCGCGTCGAGCTCGCCTGGGCACTGCTCACTGGCAAGTTCGTCAGCATCTCGCACGGCCCCAGTCCCGTCACGGGCGAGCACTGCTGGTCGTTCGAGGTCGCACAGAAGCCGAACGGCTGGGAGCGGCGCCGCCTGCGTCGCGCCCAGCGGGCAGCGAGGACGCGATGAGCGACTGGCCCGACGGCATGACCGTCGCACCCATCCGCGAATGGCCGGGGGCGCACACGCGCTCCCGGCGCATCGCGCCGTTCCGTTACGCCGGCAAGCCCGTCAAGCTGACGACCACCCTGAGCGACCTCGATACGGAACTCCGTGCCGTCCACGCGAAAGGCGTGGAACTCCTCGTCGCGATCGACCCGGCGAAATTCCGCCGCGACGGGCGCCCCTACGCGAACGCACAGGCCGAGCATCCTGGGGTGATCCTGTCCTTCGAGATCCCGAAGATCGGGCAGCTGTCCTACCCATGCGACACGTTCACGACGTGGGAGGACAACCTCCGCGCGATCGCCCTGGCGCTCGAGGCGCTGCGAAAGGTCGATCGATACGGGGTGACGAAGCGGGGCGAGCAATACCGCGGGTTCCTCGCGATCGAAGCGACTGCGGCGCCGGCGGGATTCGCCACGGCTGACGAAGCTCTCGCCTACCTCGGCAAGTTCGTCGGCCTCGGCCGCGCCGAGATGAAGGTCATCTCGGGCGCTGCAGGGCGGGCGCTACGTCGAGCGCAGCGCGACACGCATCCCGACCACGGTGGCGACACTGCCGAGTTCCAGCGCGTCTCGCTCGCTGAGGCAAAGCTTCGAGAGGCGGGCCTGCTGTGATCGAACACATCCACCCCGACGGCGAGCCCGTCCCGACCGCTCGGGAACTCTACGAGCGGCGGGACGGGACAGCCGAAGCGACGAAGTGGGTCAACGGGGAGAAGAAAACCGACCCGCCCAGGCCGGTGATGTTCCGCATCACCGACAAGGGTCACGCGCTGATCGGCGAGATCATGCGCCGCAACGCAAAAGCCACACTGGCGCGAGGGACGGCAGCCGCAGAAGCGGGTGCCCGCATCCGCCTCAACAAGGAGCAGGAAGGGGATGAGAAACGTGGGAGCAAGAGCACACAGCCGCCGGCATGAGGGACGACGCATCCGTCGCGAGCGACAGGCGATGCGGTACTTCCTCTACGGCGGCGGATACCGCGCATGGATCGCTTTCGCTGAGTCGATAGAGGCAGCGTTCCTGCCGATCGTCGAAGAGGTCACGAAGACGATGACGGAATTCGCCCTCGCGCTGCAGGCCAGCGGGGGCACCAGCGAGCTGGAACAGGCCCAGACGGACGATGACCCGTCGGAGGGGGTTGAGGCCCGCACGGAGGCGTACAGCGCCTCGACTACAAACCACGAGATTGAGAGGCAATCGCGATGAGCGTTGAAGCACTGATCATCTGCGACGGGTGCGGCCGGGTAATCAACGGCGGGCGCACGGCGAAGGAAGCCCGCGCCACGGTCAACCCGACAGATACATGCCGACTCGCCCTTCCGGGCGGTCGCGACCTCTGCGGTTCGTGCGCCTCGACAGAGCACGAGATTCGGAGGCGCGAGCAATGAACGACGGTTCGGTGATGGACGCGCACCCGTACCAGGTCTATGTCTTCGACTGCCCGTACTGCGGTGGTCAGACGATGCTCGGCGACGCGGACCCGGGCGCGTTCGAGGAGTGCGCCGACTGCGGCGCGGAAGTGGAGATGACGCCGTGATGAACGTCGAGATTGGGAGGAAGTCATGAGCAGTCGCGAAGAATCGACCTGGTGCGTCAGGGACGTGCTGTCGGGAGCGGTCTACCCGCAGCCGAACAAGCTGATCGCAGAGAAGGTCGCAGAGATGCACGGGCACTGTGAGGTGTTCGAGAAGGCGCACGCCCCGACCGACGACGAGCGCAGAGAGAAGCTGGCGCGGGGGATCGCCCGAGAGATGAAAGCACCCGCTGTCGGTCGAGTGCATCAGCACCTCGCTAAGGCTGCCCTCGCATGGGTGGACGACGAGCAGACTCACGCCCCGACCGACGACGAGCGGGAAGCCGCATGGATCGAGTGGAAGGACGGGTGCATGACACGTCCGCCAAAGCAATCGTTCATCGCGGGATGGGACGCCGCTCTCCGTCGTTCTGAGGCGCCGGAGCCGCAAAGTGAACCGACCAGCGTGCAGCTCGCGGCTCGCGGCAGTGGCAAGACGCATCAGATGATCGACGCACTGCTGGCCCAGGCGAACGAGCGCGGCATCCGCGTCGAAGTGGTCTATCCGCAGAGCGAGTCGACCAGCGTGGGTACGCGCGCGCTGACCGAGTTCATCGACGACCTGCTGGACGGAGACGCGGGGCCGGACGTTCCCCCGTTCCTCGCCGAGCGGATTCTGGAATTCATGGAGAAGGAGAAGCGATGAAGAACCACGTTTGCGACAGCGAATGCCGACGCCGCCAGCTGGACAAGGTCCACGAGCGCAGCAGGATCCGCCGGCGGAAGGAGCGCCTCGCGAAGCTGCACGGCAAGCGGCCACGACTCCGCTGGTAACGCAAGAGCCCCTCACCCGATTCGGGTGAGGGGCTCTTCTGCGTCCGGGCTCAGAGGTCGAGGAACCTCATCGTGCCCTGCCACGACTCGAGCTGCGTGTTCGCGATCACAGGGAGACCCTGGGTGTTCGCGGCGTCGAAGTTGAGACGCTTGGCGAACCACACGCCCTTGTTGTCGCGCATGTGCGCGAAGACGCCGGATCGGTGGGATTCTGCCTTGCCCTGAACAAAGGTGAAGTACATCTCGTCGTCCTCCTCGGACTCTGGTGCTGGATTGGGGGTCGGTTCGGGTGTCGGTGTGGAGCCTCCGCCGGACTGGGCGAAGCTGATGGGCCAGTCCAGGATGGTCGTCGACCACCCGAGATACGGCCGGTTGATCTGGCGCTGCCGGGTCTCGATCTTCATGCGACCGATCACGCCCGGGCGACCCGGGATGTCCGTCGCGATGCAGTATCCGCCACCGACCGAGATGACGACGTCGCCGGCGCGCGAGCCGGACTTCGGCCCGAACCACACCGGCACGCCCGCGGGGATGTCGTCGTACTCGCTGTAGCGACGATCCTCCTCGTTCGTGTGCAGCCAGGCATCGTACGCCGTCGGCTCCCGCTGGCCGGTGATGTCCTGCGCACCGTTGTCCCGGTACGCCGACCACACCGCCTCGAGGCAGTGGCCCTTGCGCCAGGTGCCGAAGCCGAGCATGGTGTTCGCCGCGGCGACACCATCGACAGGCTTGTTCGCCATCAGGTCGTCGCCTTCGGGTCGCGCTTCACGATCACGCCGGCCGCGTCCTTCTTGATCGCAGCCTGCGGGACCGAGCCGAGGCCGATCTTGATCAGCCAGGCGTTCACTGCCGGGATCGCCATCACGCGGGTGATCGCGCCGGCGACCGCCGTCACGACCGCAGCAGCGCCCAGCAGCCAGAGCTGCAGGGCGGAATCCGCCGGCAGGCCGAGCGCAGTGATGATCTGCGGCATCACCACGGCGAAGCCGAGGAATGCCGGGATGCCGACTGCGACGATCGTGCGCAGGACGCGCTGCGCCTTGTACCAGATGACGGTGGCGCCCTTCACCTCTTCGGTGTTCGGAGTGCTCATAGTCTCCCCTTTCTTGGAGGCCGACGCGGTGCCGGCAAGTCTCCCCTCGCGGCGCTCACGGTACACGGCCCGGATCTTTCCGACAAGGGCGGCAGCCAGCGAGAAGGCCACGACCGCCCGGATCGGCTCGGCGATCGACTGCCCGAACACGATGCCGTAGACGATCAGCCCGAGCAACGCCACTGTTGCGAGAGCGTAACTGAAGATCACCCAGCCGAGCTCGTCGTAGACCCAGGACCGCGGCCTGCCGAGCGAGAAGTACAGCAGCAGAGCGATCGCGAGGGTGAAGTCGATGATGAGTGCGACATCGCTCGGAGCGAGTGGGAACACGGGTCAAGCCCCTCTCAGGACGCGCCTGAACCTCTCGACGTAGCCGTTCGGTTCGACGATGGAACGGATATTGGAACTGGTGCGATGCAGGGAAACAAGCGCGACCTCCAGCTCGGCGGTCGACGATTCGGCAGCGGCGACAGCCCGCTTAGATTCTGCCAGCTCTGCGCGGTCTTCCTGTTCCGGGTCACGCTGGATCATGAGCCCCTCCCACGGGGGTCGGTAGAGCGCGATCGAGAGACTGGAGCACATGCAGGACGTGCTCCTCGGTCTCGGCGATCTCCCCCAGAGCCGCCACGACCCTATCTGCACGCTCGCGCTCGATCCGTGCAGCCTCTTTCCATCCATCCCGGGACTCTCGCATCTCCCCGATGCGCGCTTCCTTCTCGGCCATCTCTCGCTCGTGATGCTTGATCAGATCCTCGACGCGGCGGATGTGCTGCCCCTTGGTGATGATCAGGTCACGAGCGAAGAGAAAAGCCAGGGCTCCCAGGCCGAACGTTGTGAGAATGGAGTCGACAGACGTCGTCGATGTGATCCAATCCCACAGATTCATGAGCTCAATCCTAGAGAGTCAAGCCCCACCCTCGGGGAACGGATCCACGGGCGGCACGTACATCTCCGGTGCGAGCGTCAGGCGGTACTGCTCGACGGTGTCGGTGCGGACGCCGTCGGCCCAGTGAGTGAGGGTGTAGATCGCCTCCGTCTCGGACACGATCTCGACGCCGATCTCTTTGTCGGGGACGTCGCCGTTGAACCCGCCGTCCAGGCTGGCGACGATCAGAAGGACTTGCGCAGAGGACATGATGCTGCTCCTAGATGGGGTAGGTGAAGGCGATCTCAATGGCGTGGCCGGACCCCCACGTCGCGGGGACCGTGGGGGTGACCTGCACCTGAGTGGGGAACTGGTTGCCCTCTCCGCCCAGGCGGATTGCGCGAACGAAGATACCCGTGGCGTTGATGAGGATAGCGGCATTGAATGCCGTGCCTGCGTTCAGGCGACCATCTCCGTCCAGCGACGTGAAGCCGAAGTCGCCGATCGGGTACGGGTGACCGAACACCAGGTCTCCCGAGACGGAGAGGGCGGTGGTCGACCCGAAGACGAGCCGGATGCGCCCGTTGAGGATGCCGTTCGCCACGGCGTACCGGCCGGAAACCGTCCCATTTCCGAGAGTGATGCCGGTAACGATGGTCGGCGTGAAGGAAGTCGTCCCCCTGTCCAGGAGTCGCCATGCGCTCCACGAGCTGCCGATGTACGCCCGGACCCAGCGCTCCTCGTAGAACCCGGTCCCGATCAGCTTCGCTTCCTGGTAGACGCTGCCCGTTCCGATCGCGAGGACGTCGATATGCCAGTGGGTGCCGGTCGTCGGCTTGTTCAGCCCCCCCGACGACAGCCAGTAGGAGCCGGAGTCAACGGCCAGGTTGGCGTCGAGGATCGCGGTCTTCACGCCGCTGAGCCGTTCGGGGAGAACGGTCTTGCCCATCCGGCGCTCCAGGCCCGTCAGGCGGGAGAGGATACTGCTGAAGAGCTGATCTGCAGTGCGCGGTGTCGGCTCGCCCATCTCACGCCTCCACGTCTTCGTCGGGCCGGGTTGCCGGCGTCAACGTCACGAGGACATCCTCCTGGCCGGGGGACTCCCTCACGACCAGGTGGTCGAGCTTCTGATCCTGGTTGCGAGCTCGCGCGTTCAACGTGGCGAGCAGCGGGATGCGCACGCCCGGCACCAGCTGGTTGATCGTCAGCGTGTCCGACAGGCGGATGCTCGAGTTGTCCGGGACGCGAACTTCCACGGGCACCGGCGAGCGGCCCGACACGTTGCGCGCCGACTGGCTGTTCAGCTCGCCCACCGTCGGGGCGTTCGTGCCCTCCTCGTTGTAGGCGTTGTACGCCGCCATCCATGGGCCGTAGAAGTCCATGTTGTTCGGGTTGATCGCCTCGCCGTACACGCCGTCCTGCCCGAGCACGTACGCCCCCTGCGAGTGGTCGGCGCCGTACTCGGTGATGATGATGTTGCCGAAGAAGTCCGCCTCCGTCAGCGTGCGCGTGCTGCCGATCGAACGAGACGTGTCCCACAGGTGGATCGCGCGGCCCACAGCGGCGTAGTCGATGCCGGACGATCGTGCCGCGTTCTGCATGTGCTCACCGATCGTCATCTCGAACTTCTCCGTGCGCGCCGCCGTCTCCGCCTCATTCGGAAAGTGGTGCACCTCGAGGAACGGCAGGACGTTGATCGGCGGGTCGAGCGTCTCCCAGCCGGGGATCGCAACCGTCGCGCCGCCGATGGCGCGGCCCGTGCGCGACGTCACCAGCTCGTACTCGATGATCCCCTGCAGGCGGGTGATCATCGGGACCACGCCGGCAGCGCTGTTGTAGCGGTTGTCCCACACCCTCGACAGCATCGTGCCGAACAGATACCAGCAGACGTCCTTCGCGTAGATGCTGATCGAGAAGCCTTCGTCGCTGATGCGCGAGATCGGCCCCTCCCACACGCGATCCTGGCCGCGCCAGATCACGAGCTCGTGCCGCTTCGCCGAGACGCGCTGCAGCAGATCCCGCTGCCGCGCGCACGACGCGCCCTCGATCCGCACCGACGCTTCCGAGACGCCGTCGCGATCGCGCGCCCACTGGATGTCCGAGATGTCAACGATCGCGCCGAGGCGGCGTGTGCCGCCCCGGTCGTAGATCGCCGCGGTGTGCTTCGTGCAGAACTGCTCAGCCATCAGGCCATCCTCACATCATGCGGGTGGTCAGCTCGACACCGACGCTCAGTTCGATCTCTTCGGTCTCCAGCGGGAGGTCGAAGCTGATCAGGTAGCCGATGCCGCAGCGCAGCGTCGGCCAGGTCGCCGGGCCGCCGTCCTGCCCGTACAGCAGGTGGCTCGCCGGTCGCTGGATTCCGTCGCCGCCGACCTCCGCAGTGACTCGGCGGGAGACGCCGTCGATGACGAACGTCGTGTTAGCGGGGATGTAGCTGATCGCCTGCTCCGACTCGATCTCCAGGCCCGTGTCGCCCGACGGCGGCACGTTCCCCGGGTTCGGGTAGAAGCGGATGCGCACCTGACGCGCCTCGTCGTCGCCCGTCGTGATCGTCAGCGTCGGCACGACTGCCAGCCACTCCGTGACCTCCGACTCCGGGATGATCGCCCACCAGCGCCGCCACGACGTCACCTCATCGATGCAGGAGTCGTCGATCTTCGGCGGCTGCGGTGCGCCAGGGATAGGCGGGCAGTCCGGGTCGAGCAGCGGGTCCGGCGGCAGGGCCGGGTTGTTCACCCGCTGCGACACGGACGCATTGGGCGTGCCGAGCCAGTTGTAGATGAAGGTCGCGGTGTCCTTCGTGTCGCCGGAGAACCACGGGTACAGCGCGCCCACCGTGATCATGGCGTCGTCGACATCGAGCGTGTCGCCAGAGATCCACGGCGAGTATCCTTCGCCGACTCCGGTCTCGACGACAATGTTCGCGTAGACGGCGCCCGCCGGGGCGGTGCCGGACACCGACAGGCGTGTCCAGCCGGTCGTGCTCGTCACGATGATGTCTTCACCGGTCTCGCTGGTGATGAAGGTTCCAGACGCATTGTTCCAGCGGATGCGAGCATGCAACCGCTGCGCCTTCGACGGACGCACGTACGCCGAGCCGAAGTAGATGCCGCCCTCGGCGACTGCTGCACCACCGCTGGTCGGCCCAGCGCTGGTGCCGACTGCGTAGGTTGCGCCGGCGATCTCCTGGTCGACGATGAACGTTGCGCGGGCGGCACGAGAGCCCGAGCGACCGCCCGTGATGCGCTGCAGTGCTGCCGCAGCGCCGACGCCCCCGATGATCAGCCCCCAGCCGGAGACGTCCACGCCGTTCGTGCGCGACGTCGAGTTGTTCACCGCACCTTCCCACGCGAACGTCACATCGCCGCGGGCCGGAGTCGAGCCGTCGAAGTAGTCGCCAGGCGACACGTTCGGGAGCGGCTGCACCACCGTCTGCCACGCCGAGAACGCCGACTGGAAGCTGTCCACGAAGTACGACGCGCGCCACTGGTAGCTGGCTCCCGGCGTCAGGCCGTTCACTGTGAACGACGGCGACGTCGAGTTCGAGGTGGTCGCCGTCGTCGAGCCCGTCAGGCGACGCTCCACCCGGTACGACGTCGCCACGCCGGCCACATCCGCCGGCGGCGTCACCAGCATGTCCGCCGAAGTTCCACGGGCCGCAGCCGTCACCTTCAGTGCCGGAGCACCGGATGCCGTTGTCGACGTGGTCGTCGTCGGAGACCAGGCCGAGACGCCCACCGAGTTCCGAGCCCGGTAGCGGATGTAGTACGCCGTACCCGGGATCAGCGGCGTCGCCGTCTGCGTGGTGCCAGCGCTACTCCACGAGATCAGGCCATCCGTGAATCCCGTGTTGCGCGCCGCCTGGAACTCGTACGTCGAGATCGCAGCGCCACCGTCATCTGACGGCGTGCCGCGCGTGAAGACGATCGACGTCGTGCGCCGAGTTGTGACCGTCGCAGCCGGCGGCGCCGACGGGACCGCCGTGGCCGTATCCATCGTCAACGTGGACGACCAGGGACCATCGCCCACCGAGTTCGTCGCGCGCGAACGGATGTAGTACCTCGTCGCCCGCGTCAGACCCGACCGGCTCTGCGATGCCGACGTGCTCGACCAGGACTGCAGACCCGCCGTGAACGAGGAGTTGGTCGCGAGCTGGTAGTCGTAGTTGGTGATCGTCGCGCCGCCATCGTCCGACGGGGCGCCGCGCGTGAACGCCACCGACGTCGACGTCACAGATCCGGCGGCCAGTGTCGGTGCCCCCGGGACCGTCGCAGATGTCGTGATCGCTCGGCCGCCCGACCAGGCGCCGTCTCCGATCGCGTTCACCGCACGCGTACGGACCCAGTACGTCGTGCCCTTCTCCAGGTTGCTCCGCGACGCTGGGGAGGTCGCATCCGAATGCGTGCCCACCAGGTCCGTGAAGCCAGAGTTGCGCGACACCTGGTGCTCGTATGTCGTGATCGCCGAGCCGCCATCATTCGGCGCTGACCACGACCAGGAGATCGACGAAGACGTCACGCTCCCCGCGGTCGGGGTGCCGACCTGATCCGGGACAGTGGCACCGGTGCGGATCGCCTTGCCGGGCGACCAGGCGCCAGCGCCCACGTTGTTCAGCGCGCGCGTGCGGACGTAGTAGACCGTGTCTCGACTGAGACCGCCCCGCGATGCCGGCGAGGAGTTGTCGGTGATCGTCGCCACCAGGTCGGTGAAGAGCGCATTGCGGGAGACCTGGTGCTCGTAGCCCGTGATCGACGTACCACCGTCGTCCGACGGGGCAGACCAGGACCACGAGATCGACGAGGAGGTGACGCTGCCTGTAGTGGGCGTGCCGACCGCGCCCGGGACGGTCGTGTCGGTCGTGCGAGAACCGATCGTGGTCCACGCCGAGTAGATGCCCGCGGAGTTCTTCGCGCGGACCCGGACGTAACGGGTCTGCCCCTTGCTCAGCCCCGAGATCGTGTACGAGGTGACGTTGCCGAGGTCGACGGTCGTCGCGCCAGAGAACGAGCTGCTCGCCGCGTGCTGAAGCTGGAAGCCTTCCAGCTCAGCGCCGTTCGTCGATCGCGACCACGACACCGGGATGGTGGATGTCGACGGGTTGCCGAACGCGCCAGACGTCGGCTGTGTCTGGTCGCTGATGAAAGAGCGCGACCCCGAATATGGGCCGTTGCCGACGGCGTTGGCTGCGCGGACGCGCGAGTAGTACTGGGTCGCCGGCTCCAACGTGCCGGAAGGGACCGTGTACGAAAGTCCTGTGCCGATCCAGTTCTGGAAGACGTGCGACGAGAAGGACGAGCTCTCCGAGATGTAGAGCCCGTAGTTGAGGATGGCCGAGCCGCCGTTATTGGCCGCCGACCACGCGAACGTCGCGTTGGTCGCGTTGATCGCGGAGACGGTCGGCGTGCCTGGTGCGCCCGGAGCTGTCGCCAGGCTCGGCGCGACGACATTGGCGGATCCGCTGGCGTTCCCGAAGATGCCGGCATTCTCGGCGCCCGCCGAGATGCTGAACGTCTTGTTGCCGTTGGAGTCGTGCGCAATCCACCGCTGCCCGCTGGCGATGGTGTGGAAGGCGGCGCCGTCCCGGAAGTCGTACGTGCCGCTCGGCGGCGGCGCATCCCAGACGAGGCCATTGACCGTTGCGGACGACCAGCCGAGTACGCCGGCATCCCAGGTGGCCGTGGCGCCGTCGAGGTTCCAGACGCGCAGCGCCCAGTTCCACAGGGTGCGGTTGTTCGCCACGTCGGTCTGCGCCAGGTCGACGTCGATCTGAATGCGGAAGCGGGAGCGCCCCGAGAATGCTCCGCCAGCGGTTCCGTTGGTAGCCATGTGATATCTCCTTACGGGACCGTGACGGCCAGGGCGTCAGCGTACAGCGAGATGACTGCGCCGGCAGACCAGGACAGGACGCGCCCGGCGGCTGCGACTCGGCACTTCACTGCACCAGCCGGAGGGACGAGTGAAGAGATCGACGCCGGCCCACCCTCGGGAGGCAGCGATGCCACCGGCACGACGGGGCCGATCTGCGCGCCGCTCGCGTTCAACCAGGTGACCTCGGTGTCGATGTCGTCGAACACCGCAGTGCCGCCCTGTAGCACGAGAGAGGACCACATGTTGACGGAGAAGCGAGCGCCGGCCGGTGCCACCGAGATGTCGACATCCTGCCGCGCGATAATGCTGCCGTTTGAGCCAGCCGCCGAAGTCGTGGTGGTTGCCTTGAACGAGGCAGCCCCGACCGAGGCGATCTCCGTGGATCGGGCACCCGTCGGCGTCGGGGCGAGGCCGATACCCGTCGCCCCCCATCCAGTCGAGTTCGTCTCCACGGATGGGTTCAGCGAGTAGTTCGTCGCGACCTTCACCGCCGCCCCTGCCGTCAGCTCAGCAGACGGGTACGGTACCAGGTTGAACGGGGTGTCGTCGATGACCGTCGTCACCGACGTCGGCAGCTCCACCTTGTGCGTCACCCCGTAGATCCAGGGGCGCTCGGACGTGATCGTCCACTCCACCGTCGCGCCGTGCGTGATGCCGTTCGTCGACTTCATCAGCTGCAGGCGCAGTGGCCCACTGGTCGCTGCGACGCCGTGCAAGTAGCGGCGGTACGGGTCCACGCGCAGCTGATAGTCCTCGAACGCCTCGCCCTCCTCGCGCGCCGGCGGGCAGGACGCGAAGTAGGACATGTCGGTGGTCCCGCACTCCACGCCATGCTGGCCGCAGGCGCCCGGGTCCAGCGCGGCCGACAGCCATGCGATCCCGTACTCGAGGGCATCCGCCCCCTGGCCGATCAGCGTCGCTGTCACGCGCACCTCGCGCGCACCCTTGCGGATGCGGCTCATCACGCCGCCGTCGTCGATACCCTCGATGACCCCGCCAGCGCGAGTCGAGTCCTGCACGCCGGCGATATCCAGGCCGACGACGCCGAGGAAGCGGCTCGTGACGTCCGGCATCGACGGGTCGTACCAGGGCGCCTCAGAGATGTTCGCGTACGTG